CCGAGAATACGAAGAATATCCTCAAGCAGCGGATTAGGAATCGGGTTTTCAAGAATTTGATACCCCTGTAAATAATCCCGCTTTTTCTTTTCCTCGTCGAACGGCAGAGTAGAACCCGGCTCGATGTTCACATCAAAGCGAACATCAAGCATACCCTGTGACATTTTGATAATAGATTTTTCTCTGTCGTCACCGATAATACGTACCAGGCGGTCCGGCCGGTAGTTCGCCTGAAGAATTTCAGCGATCAAAGTCAAGGTATTATCAATCCACACATCAAGAAAAATAGCCTGCATTGCCGTATATTCACTCGATTTAATATCAAGTCTTGCAGCTTCCGTAGCAGTTTTCGGTCCGGAACCCTTTTGCTCCAACCCCCCACGAGTACCGGCAGCTCCCCTGGCGGTATCCTGCATAAACATATTATCGTCAATGTCCTGCTTCAAAATTTGAGCAAGGAGCATTGTAGCCGGATCAAGTGACGCATATTCCAGGTTTCGAAGTTTGTCCAATTTACCTTTGGCCATTATAATCCACTTACCAAGTCCTCGCGGCTCCATTTGACGGGGCTTTCCAGACCGATCAAGGGCCAGTGAATCAGCCTCGATAAGCCGTTCAGGATCGGCAGTAAGAAGTGTTCTGCGAACCAGGGCACTTACTGTCAGGTTAAGAATGTCGTTATTATTTCGGGCCATTTCAACGGCATTGCCACCCTGCCACATGTGCGGCAATATATGGTACGGCATAACCTCGAACGGCCAGCGACTTTTGGTGTACCTTTGATCCTCTTTCTTAGGATTGAGTATTGTTCTGCCAATCCTCAAAACAAACCGGCCTTTCGGAAACAACGGCTCATCGTACTCTCGAACAGTTTCTTTCGGCCAAGCAGTAAACTCCTCACCTGTCTCTACGCTTAAATGTTTTCCCGAAATCTCGTCCCTGGTAATCACCCCCTGAGCCTCAAGAGCTTCCGGTTTTATATAATCTTCAATGACAACATGTTTTGTCTCATAGTCATTCCAGTAAATTTCTTCAATATCAACATATTTTTGCTTGCTGACCGTAACCTCAAGCCCCCCTCGATAACCGCCCTTATTGATAATCAAATCAACCAGTTTGCTAAAAACATGTTGCGGAGTATCAAGAGTAGAAGCCTTTTGGTTCTCATAAACAAGCCTCTCGCCAGCCGTGTACTTCGGATCGGATGAAGTATATGCTTCTTTCTCGATTGCTTCTTTGTGTTCAGGCCAGCGATTAACAGCCCACTCTAACTTTACCCGCCTTTTGGATCCACAATTCTCACACTCCTTCTTTCTTAAAGTCTCTGCCGTAGGATCCGCCCAAAAATTACCGGGATGAATAAACGTATGCTGAACATTACCTTCCCACTCCTTCGCATCTTCATCGAAGCGAACTTTCGGATCCCAAAACGTCTTGCCGACCATGTACCCAAATATGCCGGCATCAAGCAAGCCCATAATCAACTCGATCCGCATCGCCAGCTCATACGGTGACTCCCAAACGTATTGAAGAATCCCGGCCCATTGTTCCACAAACTCCGGGACACCTTCCTTTTCGTCCGACCAGGGAAAAGTGAGAACTTTCGGATGGTTCTTCGCTAATTTAGCGATGTTCTGAAACATCAGGGGATATATGCGGTTAACTACGATATAATTCCAGTCTTCCGGCATATTCATTTTGTGCAAATCACCGAGCTGCTGACCCCAGGCATATTTCAAGGCGGTAAGCCACATTTCTTTCCAGCGGTTCGTGACCCTCATACCGGCATCACGAATATCATCGAGAAACGAATTCAGCTCCCAATTCGGATCGGAAGTGTCAACCGGCCTGTCTTCAATTGGCTGTTGTGCTCCAATCATTATGCTCCAAGCATTGTAATTCCGGTGATAATTGCTCCGCCTGCCGCCGCTGTTTGTCCCGCTATAACAATTTCGAGATACAAATCAGTAATACCAAACAACGGAAAACTAATTGAAGCCATCTCATCATTTGCTCCACTGTTCTCAATTACATCGTGTTCATCCATCGTGCCGGAAACAACGGTAATTTGATCGGCATATTTGGCATTTGTTATCGTACCACCAGTAACAGGATCAGGAGTAGCAACCCTGGCACCAAGAATCACAGCACCGGTAAGTAATGTCTCAATCGGACCGTTCTGCTGCCGTTTACCGTAAAGAATCCAAGTAAAAGTTTCATCCGCTGCATCGGTACCAATAAAAACAATCTTTACCGCATTGGCATCCGGAAACTTCTCGCTAACACGAATAGTTCCAATCCGACCGTCTGAAGGCCAGTCGGACCAAAGAAATGCTGTAATGGCAGTTGGTATTGTAGCAGAATTCGCTCTTAACGTTTCCCATTTGTATTTACAGTCGTGTATGCGCATAGTAATTACTCCTCATCATCATCAATCTGATGTTGTTTCTTTTCCTGATTTTCGAGCAGAGCGAACTCTGCCGGCTCAATGTAATCTTCCGGCTTTTCGAAATACTCTTTATTACCGGTCAATATTGCATCCCTGGTGTCCCAACCTTTTTGGAAAGCGTAACGATATACAAGGACCATCATCACGACGATAATGGTGACAGTTGCAGCACCGGCGAAATAGTAAAGTAGAATCATTATCCTTCCTCACCAACACTTTCTCCGGCAATTGGACCAGCTCCAGCCTTATCTTCTTCATCGTAAACAGATACACCGCCATCGATAGCCTGAATCACCTTACCAAGTCGCATACAAGCATCATCCAGGTGACGATATGCCAGCCTCATGTTAGCTCTGGCTTCAGCTGTATCTGCCGGGCCAGCTTCGATAACTTGGTCGAACATTGATTTTGTTCGTTTTTTCAAATCTTCAATTTGAAGTCTAAGACTGTGACACTCATTTTTTATTTCCGTACTCATAACTCACTTCCCTTCTTCAATTAAAATTATCCAAAATCCTTGTCCATTTGTGACGGTTCGTACATTAAACCAAGGTCAGCACCCCGGCCACTCTGCATATCATCATCGTCATCATCCGTTTCAACCTGGCCGGCGTAAACAATATCTTCCTTCTCTTTTCGCGGTTTATTCAGCCATCCATAATCATCGCCCCCAAAAGGACATCGTTTATGAAGCTGGATAAGACCGGCAACCATCAACACACAATCATCATGCCTGCCAACATCAGCAACCTCTTTACCATCGGCATTGCGAACGAAAGTACGAAATTCATTGAGAACCCTTTTGTCGAATATTTTAAGGCCACCTTCGTTCACTACTTCAATCAAGTCGGCAATCATGGGTTTGCGGGTCTTTGTTGTTGTCATCCAGCCCATCAACGAAGAAGCCTCGCTGACTATTTCTTCCTCCTTCTTTTCCCGCATATAAATGTATGGATAAGACGCACGCTTAAAGGTATCAAGGATCGATTGACCGATTCCTAAATTCATTTCAGGAGAAGTCCAGGCGTAGTTATAAAACCTGGAGGACAGCAACATCTGGTCACCAAACTCTATCGTTGTTGGCCTGCCATAATAAACTATTGGAATATCGTAATCGTCTCTATCCAACAAGCCGGCAACGGACCTGTCTGATTTACTCTTGGGATTGGTGGGATCGGACAGCTTGCCGGCAGCCACGTCACCAAATTCAACGTAATGATGGTTCCTGATCGGATATTTCCAAACCGCCCAACAATGTTCACGCCGATGAACACTACGCCACTTAACTCTGCCATCCTCGGTTTCGTAAAATTCAATATAATCTTTAGGCGGTCGGCAATGTTTCTCCATTGCATCAATAGCAGTTGGAAGAAAAACCATACGCCCGGTACCCTGAAAAGCTTCTCTGGCAGTAGCCGGATATTCCTGTTTGAACCGTGACAAGTCATTCTTAAAATCATTTATAATCTTATGTCTACGCCAGTACAACTGTTCAACAGAACAGCCAAATTTGACTACTAATTCTCGTTCATCACCAAAAATCTCATGATCAGTTTCAACGTCATAATGAAAATCCTTTGGTATATTCATCCGGTAATCGGGGAAGATATGCCAGGGCAAAAACACAGGGAGAAAGCCATTGTAATCATGGCTATTGGACTTTAACCGATCAACTGCGATCCAAAATCGGTCATGAAAATCGCCGGTTGTACCAAACGCCGTAGATTCCAAAACGATTGAAGTGTCCGGAAGTTCCGGGATTTCTTGAAAAAGTGCATCCAGTTTATCATCTGCATGAGGCCACACAGAAACTTCAGTTGCATGGACTTTGTGAGTAGTGCCGCCACGTCCAAGAACGTCCTTGCCTGCCGTTTGGCATAAGACACTGGATGAATGTGGATGTGGATATGAAATTTCTTTACGGTTTGAATGCTCCGGTTTACGTTTTTTGTCCAACGGCATTTCATCCTGGAACCGTTTAATCATCTTGAAGACTTTGGCAGTAGAGTCGAGGTCAGCAGAAATTAGGCAATTGGCCCTGTTAATTTTGCGGTTAATATCCTCGAACACATCAGCAGCTTCACCGGTCGACACACCTTCCTGCCGAGCCTTGCATATAATCAGCCGAACAGGAATGTCTCTCTCTCTTTGTAACTGTTTGGTGTTATATACCTTGAGTTGTGCGATGTTGTGATGAAGTGGTACGACCTCTGCATTTTTGTTGACTATCTTCAAGTTGGTTTCCTGCCAACCCAAAGAAGTAAGTGACCAGTTATGTTGTGGCGATTGCGTCACCGGCATCTTCCATTTCTGCAATCCGCTTTTTCAAATCATCGACAGACAATTCTTCATCATCAAAACGAATAATTTCTGTTGCCTTGCCTTCATGTAACCGAACACGGTTAGCAAGGTCTTTGGCCAACTTACCAAGCTCTTTGATAACTTCCGGCTTACATCCTTCTTTAAGCGTCCCTTCAGTCAACGCTTCCAACACCCTAAGATTGTGAGCATCGACCAGGCTCAGGGACCGCTGAATCCTCAAACCCAAAAAAGCTTCTCGCAGCTTCTTCGTCTGTTCATGTTCCTTTGGAAGCTCCCTCATCATTTCAAGGACTTTGGCCTCAGACATTTCAGCGTCAGCAGCAATCACTGAAACAGGATCGCCCATCGCATAACGACAATAGATCCACGCACGAGTGTTATCCTTGCCGCCAAAAAGCAATCTGTTTTCAGTTTCATCTACCATAGATACCATTATATCTTCAAATCGTCAAAAATTGATGGTATCTGTATGGTATCGAAAGCGGCAGGGAAGAACAGGGAAGGATAGGGAAAGAAATTTTGTTTATTTTATAAAAAATAGCGATTTTTTACTTGACTGCATACCTTCACCGGTCTACGGAACCGAAGGTTAGAGGTTCGAGTCCTCTCAGGCGTGGTACACAAATCAAGAAATATCAATTATTTATGATTTTATGCTTGACGGTCACAAATCAAGTTGGTATCTACCAGGTAT